ACCCAAAAGAATGGAGGCATAAAAGCAATAACACAGCAATAGCCAAAGGCGGCTAGCTCATAGCTCGGAGGGCATAGCTCAAAGACAATGCACGTCTGAACACCAAAGAAGGTGAACATGATAAGACCAGCAATAGCAAGAGCGTACCGAGAGACTTTTGATATGCCGGTCAGAGCTGGCATTTCTTAAAGCCGATCTTTTCAAAGAACCACTTAGAGGGGCAAAACTTTGTCCAGACGCCGAGTTGAAGCATGGCACATACAAAGAGAACCACACCCCAAGACTGGGCTGCGTATGCGACGATGAGTACTGCTGACATGAGCAGGTACACCATCCTTACAGAAGTCCAATGAAACATTAGTACATAGAAATAAACTCGAAGAATGCAACGCGTAGTCGGTAGCCAAAGCGCTTGTACCAAGACAAGGCTTTGAACTCAGGTGTGTCGAATACTTCGTAGGGGTGCATGACAGGTAGTTATCGGCCCTGTCCCCTGTATTTCTTTTTGTACAGCTTAGATTGCTTGTTGACGGATGTCTTCGTCTTGGCATGTACCCCTGGTCGGGATACTGACGCCTTCTCTAACTTGATTGTTTCTTTGACGCGGGCCATGCGACAAATATAACTAAAAGATTGTAGCTGAGGCGGGATTCGAACCCGCACGGGCAATGCTGCCCAACAGAGTTTAAGTCTGTCATGTCTACCAATTCCATCACTCAGCCAACCAGGTTACCACTCAATAGCAGCGGAACCATGTTGTACTAGGAAGTTATTTGCCTTAGCAAAATGACCGCATCCAAAATACCCAGCCTTGCCTCCTGCATACCCTTCGGCAGCAGGATGCGGGGCTTTCAACACTAGCTGATTGGGCATAGTAAAGAAGCGCTCATACTCTTGTGCAGCTTTACCCCATAGCATAATGACCAAAGGATCAGTGGTGCCACGGTAGTTGAGTGCATTAAGACTTGCAGCAATAAACTTCTCCCATCCCCAACCGTGGTGTGACTTGGCTTTGCCTTTATCTACGGTAAGGATGGTGTTCAACAAGAGGACGCCTTGCTCAGCCCAATGGCTAAGGTTGCCGCCCTCCTTCTTCAGGGGACCAACGCTGCCTTTGATTTCCTTTTGGATATTCCTCAAAGACGGGTTGATCTTGGGACTATCGCCTACATCAAACGCAAGGCCGGTTGCCACACCGTCATGGTATGGGTCTTGGCCGAGGATGAGTACGCGGGCATCCAGGAGAGGGGTATCCCTGAAAGCTCTAAAAATATTCTTACGTGCAGGATAAACTGTGCCGTAAGTATAGCAGACCTCAAGCTTTTCCTTGAGATCCTGCATATACTTCGACTTGAACTCAGCATCGAGATGCTTTGCCCAATCAGCTCCTACAACGTGGTCATACGTTGGTAGGATCATCTGGTAACACTAGGTTTTGTACAAGCCCCATCTGAGTCTCCATAGAGTTACCCCAGTTGTTGCGGCTCATGTGAAATGCAATACGGTCGAGTAGTGCTTCGTATTCAAGGACACCCTGACGCAGATAGCTTTCGTCAATCTTGAATGCTTCTGCTGGATACTCTTTGTTGGTTTGCACTGCGACGATGTAGCAATCCGTTACTTGATAGTCCGGGTATGCAGTCTGCAAACACATGCGATACCAAGCTAGCTGCCGGTAGTAGCGATAGATAGCGAGAGTCTCTTCGAAGCGTCCCAAAGGTTTTGCTGTCGTCTTAAGATCGACCAGCGTGATTGTCTTCTCCTTATGATTCATAAGGATGCGGTCAATCTTAGCCTTGATAGGGATTGTAACCTCCATCTCATTCTCAGCTTCCCAAGGCAAGTCAAAGGTAATCTCTGTCTCTGCCATGGCTTCATCGGCATGACCAAACCCATCTTTGCAGATGAGTTGGTCTGCCACTTCATTGAGCTTGATAGACTCGATACAGCCTTGAACGATATGGTAGGTAGCGGGGTCAACAATCTTCTTGCCTTGGGTGCTGTACAGGGCTTTCCAATACATCCCACCCTCACGGACAACTCTATTGATCTTAGTCTGTAGAGTGTACTTCGGGTAAAAGTCTGCAGGAATAACTGCTTCCCACGTCTCAGGAGACAGTGAGTCTAACTCCAGTTCAATAATGCCAGTCTCGTCTACGTTAGCATACAGCCTGTCCCAAAGAGCATCGATAATATCTTGTGTCTTTGGTCCGGGAGTATCTGAAGGTACGATGTCCAGCTTACCAGGCTCGAGCAGCTCTTCGTGAATCAGCGTTCCAATCTCAAAAGATTTGGAGGTGGTTTCATCTAGTTGACCATCGAGAAATTTCCGGAAGAGGCGGGGATTACCCCCGCTCTCCGGATTGATGTACGACAGTGAGCTGTTGCTTACAGCTTTGATATCGAAGTAGTTCATGTAAATAAGCTCAGTTGTGCGTTGGTCATCTCCTTGTACTCCGCGTCAGTAAGATACTGCTCCGTAGTTAGGTTGAACCACATCTTCTCGTTCTCGTCCCATAGAAAGTCGTAGCCAAAGTCTGGACCATCAATCTCCTCGATTTCGTCAAAGATTGTAGGTCGGTACATGGTACGCCCTACAGGGGTACGGTAGTGTTCGAAGTCTTTATAGAACTGAACACCTTCGTAGTTAACGGTATCGTTGAAGTACAACCAAGCATTGACAGTCATACCGTTGTCCAAAGTAATGGGCACCTCTTTGCGAGTGTACCATTCTGGGTGACGTTCCAAATCATCCAGGCGTAGGATGGTCTCATCATCAACAGCGTACACTTCTACTGCAATGTTGTGCCCATCTTGACGAACTTCCGATCCGACATACGGGATGCCTTCACAGACCATAGCGTATTGGTCTACTGTGTTACCAGCTCCAAGAAGACCGGCAGACTGCAGCAGGCCGTGGTTGCCAAAGCCTTTTCGCAAAGTGCCGTACACTGCAACGAGATGAGGTTTGTCTAGCACATTAGGCTTGCTGTAGAATACGCCGTCTCTTTCGTGCCAGTTTCCTACACGATTGACGTACCACTTACCAGCTTTAGATTCACGAGTGTACACGAACCGGCTGTCAGTAAGAGAAAGAATATCCTTCCATGATTGCCACGGAGTCTTACGCAAAGTCTCTGCGACAAAGCGTGTGTCAGACTTTTTGGTATCCCATGTATGAGGAGTTGCTACAGTTCCGTTGTGGAAGAGCCAGTTGTGTTCGTTGACTCGAACTGGGTGAGTATTCTCCAGGTTGGTTTCACCGACTGTAGTCAGGCGAGCGTGGAAAATGTATGGACGCTCAGACTGTAGCCAGTCCTGAGCTTCACGGATGTCCATGGTGCGGTATACGGTTCCGTCGTCTAGCGTTTGGATACCGAATCCGTGAGGGTTGTATGCAAGTGCTTGAGCTGCGATAGAGGGATCAAGCTTCCCGTGTTGCTTCTTGACTATAATCACACACATCGAGAGTGAGTTGTTGAGAGTTAGACTTAACAGTAGGGTTGGGCTGGACAATCATCTGGTTCCGTACCCCGGTTGGAATAAGGCGGTGCACCTTGCTGTAGGTGCTCCATTCAATACGCTGATCTTCGAATGCTTTGGCATACGCACTGGCTAGCATCACTTTCTCTCCGTACTTCTTACCGTACAGGTCGTAGATATGCTTACCGATACCGCCACCTATGTGCATTAGATCCTTGTAGATAGTATCGAACTTGAGGTCTTCATACTTGTCCGTTGTAAACAGAATCTGCAGGAGCTTGATGCGCCACTCCAATTGCTTGAGGTGTTTGATGCCGGCGAAGATGCGTATCTCCATACGCCCTGTACTACCTAGATTGATAGCATTGTATCTATCGTGGTAGTCACCCTTCTTGTAGAAACGAGCATACCCACGGCGCTTGGCACGCTTAGGATACAGAGCATACAGGAGAGGGATAATCTGAGCAGCCTTATCAGTGTACCATTGCTGGTCCTTACCTGATACAGAGATAGTGATGTGTCCACCACAGCGATAGCTTGTGTCAGAGTGGATGAGGTAGTTCAAAACAGGGTTTGACAAATCAGTCAACCACTTGTTAGACTTGAGATTGTATACCGGGCTGATAAGCTCGAACCCATTATGCCCTAGTGAACCGTCACGTTCTGCTCTCCACTTATGAGGTAGCAGGTCTTCACGGTCTCCTTGATACCAGCATGCTACTGCACACCCCTCATGGTCTTCTTTCTCTGCCTCAATACCAAATCGATAAGTCGTATTAGTACCGCAATCCCACAGCGCACTCATGCTGTGGTATCCGTATAGCATACCGCGTGTATAGGGAGCGTCTTCTCTAAGTGCGTTGTACAGCTCCTGTCGGTTTACTTCGGTAGACATGGGTCGTGCCGGTTTTCGAAGTCAGTTACTTCGCGTACAACAGTCTTAACCCAATTGGCGGTCGTCATCCGCCCTGCCATCCAATCGGCTGTAGCTCCTTGGATTTGCATCATGTTTGCGATGGCGTAGTCTTTGTCTTCGCCCTCCATACCACGGTTAATTTCATCGTGGTAGTACTCTTTTAATTTGCCCATTACTGTATGGAATAAAGGTGGGTTGGGTCTGGTACATCCAGACTCAGATTCTCTACAGCCCACTGCCGGATGTTGTCGATGTAGGTCTTGAACTCTTTCGTCGACATATCACGGGTAGACCGCTTAGTGGTTGCAATCACGCGCCCAGTTTCAGGATGATAAATCTCTTTCTTAGCAAAGAGTTCCTTCATCGTTTCGTGGACGAGATCACGTGTTAGGTTCCCGGTCTCACCAGAGACCAAGTCGCCAGCTTGATAGCCAGCTGACTCGAGTTCTTCTCGAATCATATACAATAGAGTACCCCAGTAATATCTGTTCTGAGGATTGCTACGGATACGAACGCTACGGACTATTACCTCGACGTCGTGTCCTTCGAGCTTACGCAGCTCGTTACGGAACTGAAGGTCTTCATGAGGGATTAGTTCTCCCTCAGCAACCTTCGCTGTTACATGAATCATACATAGAAGTACGTGTGCTTCCTTGTGTCTGATGTAATGGTAAAGACGAGCTTACGGTCTTCCTCGTTCTCGACGGGAAAGAACTCCATGCTCGCGGCTTTGCTAACGTACTTGATGTTGTCGTCGGGAATAATCTTCTCCTGGACAATCAAGTCTTGGAACACCTTAAGGTAGATCCACTTGTTATCTAAGTCCCAGTCAGCTTTACCGGGCACATCAAACATGGCACAGCTAATTTGAATTGGATACTTGTCTTTAGGAATCTTCCGAACCTTCCTAAGGTAAGGGCGGAAAGCATCCTTGATTGCGTTGACAATCTTCACGCGCATGACTGGCCGGGTTGAACCAGCATAAAAGTCCTGCCCGTTAATCTTCTTCATGCGGGGAGTATTTACACTCCGTGCATTACGGATAATCGGTTGACCATCGTTTGTGCAGAGGCGTCCCTTTCTATCGAAATGAAACGTAGGATCTTGGTACTTCTTAGGAATACGATCCTTCTCTGTGTAGTAGGTTGGTCGTCGCCGGTTGCTCATCTTCACGTGGGTGATGAACTCTGGTACGATGACCGTTGCGATATGCGCCATACGCTAAAGATACAAGTTCAGATACTTTATCCTTACCCCATCGCTCTACTAGGTCACTGATATCTTTGGCTTGATAGTCTTTAGAACCGAACCGTCCGTTGGTAAAGAACAGAGGCTCAATGCCATACCGCTTTCGCATGTAGTTTGCCATAGTTACACCGGCTCGGTCAAAGTCGTATAGACTTACTACCACGGGTGCTTCTTCAAGCAAACCGGCAACCCACTCGTCGTCTGGGTAGACGGTCTCGGATTGCGGTGCGAAAGCTGTGATACCAAACTCATGAAGAACCATGACGTCCTTCATACTCTTGGTAATGACGACCCCGTCACTAAGGTCACGGGGTACCTGATAACCTTGGACAATGCTGCAGTTGCACATGAACCGGTTGGTCTTACGCTTCGGGAAATAGATCTTGTATTGTCCATCTCCAAAGTCATATGCATAGGCAGGGTCACCTTTCCGATAGGAATAGATGCACTTGCCGTTGAGCCAAGCAGCTTCGAGAGGCGGTACATGGAAATGTAAAAGCGTCGCCTTAGTAATACCGAACTGAGTCCAGAACTCTCTGTCCTCGTCGGTAAAAGAACGACGCTTAATCTCTATGATGGTCTCTCTGCGTTGGAAAGTGATGAGATGCGGATAGTCCTTTCGTTCTACCCGCACCCCATCCACCAATCCAAAGTCGTTGGCTATAATCTCTAGTGCCTCATGGAAGCTACAGTTGTACATGTGCATGACAACCTTGAAGCACCCACCACTAAAGAAGCCAGCGAAGTCCTTGAATATCAGCGAGCCTTCCTTGGTGTAGAAGAATCCACAAGTCGGGTTTGTATCCTTACGGAGAGGAGACAGGAACCTAGACCGGAGCTTAATGGGCACACCGAGGTAGTGCTCCATGATTTGCTCCTGACTGTATTGACTGAGGATGTATTCTGCAGTTAGGTCAGGCTTGAGCTGATACATTACCAGGGAGCTTCGTCAGCTGTCTCTTGCTTGGTAGTCTCACTAGCAGCCCATGCATCACCAGACGAGTCCGGTTGTGCAGCCTCTACGATATCCCATTTCGGATCAATGGTCAATCGATTGGGCATGGACATAGGCTGAATGAACGGCTTGAATGCACGGTTAGGGAACGTCGTGTATTGACTGTTCTTCTTGTAGACAATCTTTACACGGCATGGTACATTCACATACTCTTCACCAAGCATTTTGATGACTCCCTCTGCGAACTCTTGAAAGTTAGCAGCACGGAAGACACACTTGTCCTTAGGGATAAAGCATGAAAGGATGTGCTTGATACGCTCACCTTGTGCATCAAACTGTTGCTTGACGTAGGTCTCAGCTTCAGCTTGACTCTTGCCCCAGCCTTTAGCCAGCTCGGTAAGACGTGGCGCATCGATAGGAAACTCGATATGCGTAAAGGATGCACCAGTGGCATCACTGAACAAGAACTTCAATACGTCGTCGCCAGTGCCATCCGACTTAAGAGGTTCAAACAAGACATCTTTGAGGCTCACGTTTTCGTTGATGCCTGCGGGGATACGGGCGCCTCCTTCTGAAGCACCGGTTTGTTCATCAAATCCGTACATTACTTGATAGTATCAGGGTATACTGTGTCCCACTTCAATTCAACAAACTGACCAGCAAGGGTAGGGATACGACACCCTGCGTCAGTATTAACTCCAGTTCGGAAATCAATCATAAGCTTGTCGTCCTCACGAACGATACGGCCCACACCATCCATGATAGAACAGAGGTGAGTCTTCAGCTTACCGGTAAGATTGATTTTCTGTACCTCAACACCCTCTTCGTCATGCCCATCTTTCTGGTGCCCGACGATAATGATGTGCTTAGAGGCACGAGCAAATTGCTCAATGATAGCAATGACTTGACTACGCATCAGATGCCAGCCCTTGCCGTGCGGGATATCGCCAATATGCTTGACCTTATGTGACCGGCAGACAGTATCTGTTACCCATGCCTCGATGTGGTCGATGGTGTCGAGCACAATGAAATCATAAGCATCCGGGTTCTCCTGCACGTATTCCAAACATTGCTTGAGCTTAGGTAGCCCATCAACCACTACGCTTGTAGCACCGTCACAGTATGACGTGCCACCTACAAGTTGGTCTCCATTGTTTCCCTTGACTTCGGTGTCGATAATCAAGTGCTTGGGTAACTGTGCTACAGCACTAGTCTTACCCACCTTCGGCTTGCCATAGATAAACAAGCGCTGCGGCGATTGTGCCGCTTTGATTTTCTGTGGTTCAATCATCAAATACTCCTTCTTCTATTTCTTGAATGACGTCACCCAGTGACTTCTGGGCGCGCTCTCTAAGATACGAAATAAGCTTGGCATCATCAACAACTCTTTCACTCGCAGAAGCAGTGTAATCGCTTGTGTTTCTGATACTTATGTAGTCATCGCCTACAAAGCAAAAGACCCTGTGCATCCCGATAACGGTGAAGCTTCCGGTCTTTCCTCTGTTGGCAAGCATCGAGTCTAAGTCCCACTTATTGACTAAGATGGTACCGACGACGAAGTTCTTATAGACCGTAGGGGTTGTCTCTACGTGCTGGCGAATCTCCACCGTCCCAGTCTTCAAAGATTCCATGTCTCAAATTATTCTTGAGCAGTGTAATACCTGCTTGACCGTGACGGTTCTTGAGGCAGTGCAATGCTACTAGGTTTCTCGTCGGTAGGTTTTTCCTACCGTACGTTTCTAAGCCCAGCAAAGACGGTTGATGTATCACCATGACTACATCAGCAGCGTGGTAGAGCTGCTTAGAGCCATGGATGTCCGTCTTCAATGGGTAGTGTAGGTTAGGGCTGTCAGGGTCTCGACGTTTCTCGCCTTCGATCTTGTCGTTGAGCTGAGAAAGTAGAAGCACCATAGCACCAAACCTCTTGCGTATTTCAATACACATCTTACCGAGTTCCGCGAGAGTCTGAATCTCGTTCTCTCCCGGCATAGGAGTTACAAGCAGAGTGTGGTCAAGGCAGATGACGTAGTGACAATCGCCATGCTGCTTGACAAATTGTGAAACTGCACGAGCAATCTGCATCCTGTTGCCAGGCTGCTCGATGAAATAGATAGAAGGCTCATTGATTTGACCCAGCTTATCTTCAATCATAACTCGCTCTACATCATCAAGAGCTGTCGTTGCGTGTAGCATACGGTCCAGCGGCACCTCAGCAAGCGAGGATAGCCGGCGCATCAGCTCCATCTCTGCAGACATCTCGAATGAGAAGTGCAGAATCTTGACCGGTTTGTCAAACTTGTTGTAGGCAGTAGAAGTAAAGTCGCGGATAAGGTTGTTGAGATACATACTCTTACCGTGACCTGACGCTCCTGCTACTACATAGACCATCCCGAACTGCATCCCGCCCAGCAACATCTTGTTGACTTTATCCCAGCGCGTTTTCATCACAGGGATTTTACCGTCCATGTAGTTGTGAATCGTAGTCTGTGTAGCAGACACGACCTCATGCATAGGGCGTACTTGGAGTTCAGAGGATTCTGTCATGTGGCAAATCTTCAGCGGGCCGGTCTTTCATCATCTCCCAAAGGTCGACGAAAGTCTCAGCTTGTAACCATTTGTCGATACGCATACTGATCAGCTTTTGGTCTTTGGCATACTTCAAAGCTGCCATCACCTTCTTGTGGTCATGCATACTACCGATATGTTTGTGGTACCAGCGAATCAGCTCTTCTTTGTTGACTGCCTTCGCCGGTATCTTCTTACCATCGATATTGATGAAGGGTGGGTAGGCTGCCCAAAACTCTTCACCGTCTGTAGTAGAAGCGGAGTAGAAAGCATTGATAAACTTATCGGTTACCTCATAAAAGTCTGCATACTTGCTGTCAGCGGAAGGGTTGGTATCAATAATCAATCCCTTCGCCTCCAAGTCATCGAGATACTTGGTAGGAAATATCTGACCTTCTTGAGCAATTCGATACAGAAGATCATGCCGCCGCTCATATATGATTTGGCAGAACAATACTTGTACTGGGCTGATATCCAGCTTTAGGAGTACGTCAACGTACTTATCGAGCGGATACACCATAGCCTAGCATGATCTTCTGTTCAACTTCTCGGGCTTCTTCCAGTGCTTTAACCACACTAGTAAGGTTGGCTTCAATGTTTGTCTCTTCGCTAAGAGACAGTTGAAACTGCCACGCCTCATCGCTCCACTTTCTCTTACCGGCTTTAACCAGCAACAGGATTTCGGAGTAGAGAGTCGTTGCACTTTGCGAGTAGCTCCTCGATGGAGTGGACCCACTGGATGTTTGCCGACTTTGATTGTCGGGACTTAAGCCATTTTTCATCTTGAGTGTCTTTCAAGTAAAGGTTGATAATCACTCCGGTCTTTCCTTCCTTAAACCTGATTGCACGGCCAGTCCGTTGCAAGTCTTGTCGCGGCTTAGAAGTACCGGAACACACAATAGCCAACTCGATACCTTTTACATCAAAACCCTCATCCAATGCACGTGCGGTGTGAATCACACGTACATCGGTACGGTCATCTGCAAAAGAGTCCAATACGTTTTGGCGGGCGTATTTGGACATCTTTGAATGGTACGCTGCACCCCAGGGCTGCGTCTCTTTGTACATCTGCTGAGCAAACTCTACACTCTCGGAGAACGTGATGGTATGCACGTCGAAGATCTCAATGAGTTTCTTCGCTGCCTCCCGCTTAGTAGCACTCTTGTAGATGAGCTGCTTGCGTTTGTTCATAGCGGTGTTGAATGCGCGGGCCTTACCAAGTACCTGCTCTTCTGACCACCCCGATAGTGTACGGGTAAATACAGACAGATAACTGCGGTCACGTAGACATCGTTGTGCTACATGAAAGCGGTTGTTGAAGATAGCGAATGCTTCATAGTAGGCATCCGTTACCAGCTTGTAGTTCTTCTCCTCGTTCTCGCCCATGCGTAGACCAAGGTTGAAGACTTGGAACTGTGAGACGTATTCGTTCCGCACAGCTTCCCGGAGAGAGATAGTCTCAAACACCGGTGCGGCTTGGCTAATGATATGAAACCTAGGGTCTTCTCTATCAATTGTAGCCGTCAAGCCGAGGATGTATCGATAATCGGTACACGCAAATATACCACGGAATACCTCACTCATGTAGTTGTGAATCTCATCGAGTATCAACAAGTCTACATCGTGCTCCATCTTAACAGCAGTATTGATGACCATTACAGACACGCCGGTAATGTGCATGTCTGCAATGCTGTCTTCCCACTGCTGCTTAAGGTTTTGTGTAGGGACGACGACGAGTGCCTTGCCAGTAGGCAGCTTGTCGTTCATCTCTTGGAGGATGAGGAGGGCGACGAAGGTCTTGCCAAATCCAGTAACTGCCTCAAGTGTCCCTCGCCGCCCAGCCTCCGTCCACTTAGCGACCACTTCCTTCTGTCGCTTAAGTCGACGTTGATCAATCTTCATATCGATCGTCTCGTATCAACTCTTCGGTCTGCACCCAGTTGTAGCTGTTGCCCCAGACCTTGCCATGTGGCATCTCAATGAAGCAGTGAGCAAAGCCACCGTCATTGATTTCACATACATCAAAGTGCTCATACACCCATTGGTCCAGGTCATAGCCCTGACGGTCGTCGCCAGACACTACTTGCATGCTTGGTTCTGCTTGATAGCGTCCTTGTTGCACGCGGCAGGCCCAGTGTTGCTGGACATCTTTCATGTCATGTGCCCACCGCATAGGTGCGTAGTTGTTTTGCTTCACAAAGTCGAGACCCTCTTTGCTTAAGAAGCTGATGTCGTCAATGCCTCCACTGTCGCCACAACCTTGCCAGTAGATGTAGACACCAGGGTATTCCCGTGGGTCAACTTCACTGTTCTTGTAGATGTCTTCAACAGCATCTAGTATGTTTCTCGGGATCTTTTCCATGATTAAAAAAAGTAATTAGGTTGTCTACCTGGTAGCCAGATATCCGGGTTATTACGGGTAGTCCAAGTAGTTGTGTACCACCAGCGTTCGCCCTCCCAAAACGTAGCACGAGCCTTTTTTAGAATGACGATAGCATCATCTACGGCACCAGTATCGAATACATCACGAGCTTCATGAAAGAGCGGTAGTGCTTTTTCCATGCAGGCTCTTTCATATTTTAAACAAGTGCTGTCATGTAGCTTCTGACATCGGGTAATCCAACTGCTGTAAGTACCACGGTTTCTAAACTTGGGCTGAGGTTTTGGCTTGGCCTTCTTCTTCAGCTTGATTTTCTGTTTGCATGTCGGGCATTTCTTCATTGGGCAAATTCAATTTGCGACCGGTCATCCAGAACTCTTTATCGATGCTCTTTAACCAGTCTTGTACTGATGGGACGAATCCCAAGTCTTCAATGATGTGCTGTTCGGCAATGGTCCTAACAGGTACCTCAATGCCGTCGCTGTTGGTGATGGTTACTCCGAACCGTTCTTCACAAGCGTAAACGCCAAAGCTATGATGGCGAAGAGCACGGTGGCGATGGTCACTAAAAGCCACCTTAGAGCCATCAATCCACTCGTGTATAGCAAGATAGTCTGATTCAGTACCTCTGAAGCGACGAGTAGAACTAACAGCGTGATGATAAGCATGTGCCATTGTGTTCGTCTAGGGTTACTATTTCAAATTCATCTGAGAGAAAAGGTAGAACACGGGGTATGCGGTTACGCGCATACTCACATTGTTCTTTAGTACCTGTCTCCCATACAAGATACCGGGCGGTACCTTGATGAGTCATGCTGCGTAGTACATACATCACAGGTCTAATATGATTTCTCTCAGGTCTAATCCTTTCTCCTTCGCAGCGTTGATTGCTAATTTCAAATCGGTGCGTAGAAGGATTGTCTGTTCATCAGCGACGGTCTCTATAATGTAAGAGGCACGCCACTTGTACAGGCGGTATCTGCCTTGACGAGAGGTCTTGGCTAGGTCGTCAGCAGTAGACTTCAACCTATCCAAAACCTCTTGCCATTCGGCATGCTGTCTGATGTCCATTAGTTCATGCTGAACCCGGCTGCATCAGCCAAGAACTTGGTGATCTTGCTGTGGACACCGACAGTTTCGTGTGCTGGAGCACGCTTAGCTGCCTCAGTGCAGTTGTTGTAGAACTTCCACAAGGAGTCAGGCAGCAAGATGCCATCGTCTGTCTTCTTGAAGCCCCACTCCTGTGACTCATACGTCTCTTTCTTGAGGTCGCTGAGCATACGGGGGGACAAGATGCCGTCGAAGTACATGCGACCGGCAAGTGAAGCTACACTCTTAGGTTGAATGTCTACCTGCTCAGCCATATGCTTGAACTCCATCAGGTTGGTGAAGTCTGTATGCATCTTGTTGACCTGCGTGTCGACAGCTGAGTGGATGTCATCCCACACATTGCGGTAGTGACGACGTGCAAACGTGCCCTCATCGCTCCAGAACATACCGTTCCAGCATACAAGGACAACAGCACCAGATGCAAAGGATACCTTACGCATCTTGTTGTAGCTATTCATGAAGGCAAAGACCCGGTTGATACCTGGTGTCTCAGGGCTGCTGATGTGCAGCTTACACAGCATGATCTGATCTTTCAATGCAGAGCTAAACTCTTCATTTACTATTGTCAGTCCGTGCTGTCGTACTCGCTCCGTCACGACGCCGTGCAGGTCGGAGTTTGCGACGGGACCGTACGTTCTTGTTGCTTGTGGTACTGGTGCGTTCCACAACCGGTCTCGGGTCGCTAGGTTTTGCTGTCGCTTTAGACTCAATTGTTCTGCGGATAGGTTCATTTTGAAGTACTTTAATGATTGAAGTTACTCTGCGAATTTCGCTTATCAGTCTCTGTTGTTTGTCAGGACTGAGGTCGGGGTCATAAAGGGAAAACTTAACAAGGCGATCGAGGTAATCAACCCAGTAAAGCATCCGGTGGTGCATGGGGAGATGCTCGTATCGCGTAAACGAGTTCTCCGCATAGACTTTCATTTGCTCCATTTGTCTGTAATCTCGACCTCTGCTTTCAGTAGGTCATTCCCCATAATGTGCTGAGCTGCTTGCTCCATGAGTTCTTTGAGTTTGGCAGCCCATTCCTCGGCATAGTCGCGCGGACAAGTCGTATCGATCTGGTCGTGAACGGTCATGACGAGTTTTACAGGTAGGTTATTCTTTTTGATATGGTCATAGCATAGCACGAGTGCATGCTTAGTCATATCAGCAGCAGTACCCTGGATGGGTGTGTTCTTAGATACGCGTTCGATACGGCCCTTAGTAGCCATATCCATACCACGCGGCATCCAATCGTCGAACCATCGGGTACGTCCCCACGGCTTGAATGTCTTGATGAAACCATTCTTGACACCAGACCGTGACATGCCCTCCAAGAAGTCTTTAATCTTAGGGAAGGCCTTGAAGTAGTTCTCAATGAGGGTAGAGGCTTCTGACATAGAAATCTCCATAGTCTCAGACAACTTCTTCGGTCCCATTCCATAGGCGAGTCCAAAGTTGATACTCTTCACTGCAGTACGCAGCTTCTTATGGTCGGGGCAGCTACACTTCTCGAAGCCTTGCTCGAAAGCGCATGAGTCTTCAGCGGCTTCCTTCCACCGTTCCCCGAACACAAGTGCTGCGCATACGCTGTGCAAATCGTGTCCATTACGGAGGGCGTGATTGAAGACCGGGTCTTTAGATCCATGGGCTATGATACATAGCTCCTGAGACGAGTAGTCAGCAGATACGAATACGTGGTCGGGTTCTGTAACGAAACAGTTCCGATACGCATTGTCTGCTGGTATTTGTTGCATGTTAGGTTCCTTGCAAGACACACGGCCGGTACGCTTAATCTGAACGAAGCGCGGGTGAATCTTACCATCGTCATACACATGAGCCATAAAGGACTCACCAAAGGAAGAGACCTTCTTGGTCTGCTCACGGTATTGACGAAGCATCTTACCAATCTCATGTACAGCAGCAATCTTCATAGTATCTCGTTCAGAGGTACCCATGATGCTGTTGTCAATGCATTGGAATACACGGAGAGTTTGGGCGGGGCTATCCCAATTGAGACGGGAACCCATTACCTCGGACTCTGGTAAGAACATATCGAGCTGTGACGCTGGAGTGCGTATGGACTCGAAGGTTGAATCGGTGTCGATGATAGTGTTGAGTGCTGACTCTGACTGCCGTGATTGCTGAGCGAGGTTGTCAACCATGGCGAGCCACGACTGGCGGTCAAGGGTGAGACCGTTGTACTCGATGGTCAAGAATGCAAGGCAAGCTTGGCATTCGAGACGAGCGATGTGCATGAGGTCATTCTTCTTGAGCGCAGATATCTGAGCCTGCATTACGGGCTTGAGATACTTTACGTCATCGGCAGCGTATTGTAGCTGTCGTTCTGATAGCTGTCCACCACGAGAGAAGGTGGCACGGACAGACTTATCCAAACGTACTTGGCAGTAGCGTTGTACTACAGAATCGAGACCGGCACGTAGGTTGGTACCATTGACGAGTACCTGCTCACACAACATGGTGTCGTAGATAGGTACTTCGATTTGGTATCCGTGGTGCATCAGGAACTTGAGGTCAAACTTGATGTTGTGACCTACCATCATCTTACAGGTATTGAACGTCTCGAACAGAGCGGGCAGTTCCTCCTTGTTGTAGAGGAATACCCACTGGTCGTTGGTGTCGTGTGCGACTTGTATCGAGAGGATACTGTCGCTCTGGAAGTTGAATCCTGTGGTTTCGATATCGATGAATAGGTAGAGCTTGTCCCTGAGAGCTGCTACTGCAGCATCCCAGGGCATAAACTCATATCCATCTGTGCAGAGGGTACTCTGCGGGTCAGTGGCTACTAGGTAGATCATCAGTGCTGAGCTTACCGGAGCGGAGACCTTTGTTGTAGAAACGAACAAAGTGTCGGGACCAATTCCCTCTTCCGCTCTGAGTTATGATAGACTCAAAGTTAAGCTCAATTGCGTGGAACAACCGGTCGATACTGAATCCTTCCAAGCGTCGGAGGTCGATGATGGCAAGCAACACAGCCTTAGATACAAAGGCGGGGTTAAGCTTGCTGTACTCTCTTAACTTGGTCAAGATGTCTTTCTTCTCCTGAGTCATCTCGAAGACGTATGACCCACTGGTGATGATACTCGTGTGAGCACCTTCAGCAGGTGAGAGGAAGGCACAGATAGAGGTCAGCTTGTGAGGCTTGAACTGTTCTGCTGCTTCCTGCAACTTGATGTAGTTCTCGTTACCACCGGTAGCGTAGAAGTGAATCCAATCGTTCATGCGCCACTGAATCTGGTGGGCATTCATCTCTGCGATGTCTGCAATAGACATGTTCTTCTTGACGTACGATACCTTGTATGGTGTCGTCGCCGTGCTGTTGAGCAGGCGGATAGCTTCTACCCGGTGCTGCCCATCAAGAATGATGTTGCGAGAGTTGACGGTGATGGGAACCTTGAGGCCTACGCGCTTGATAGACTCTGCAAGTTTCTTTACTGCGGACCTGTTGACACGGCGGTTTCGCTCGTGGAATTTGAACTGGTCCAGGTTGGTCGTGTGCTTGATGCTCATGAGTTACTGGTAATTGTAATTGACGATTCATTCTTGTGCAATTGCAGCTTGCCAAGGTCGGCACTGATTTGCATCTCATTGAGGTCTGCCATAGCAGCCTCACGCTTACCAAGCTCCACGTGAATGGCCTTGGTTACTCCGGACAATACTTCTCCCACCTCAAGCATCTTGTTGAGTTTGTGGTTGTGCTTGGCTTTGCGCATAAGCATGTCGTAGAGTGCAGTCATAAGTTCGACAGCATCCATGTCTTTGATCTGGTGCTGCTTACCGTCACGAGTTTGATAGACGGCATTGGTGTGTTCTGTAGGTACTGGAGTCATGATGGAAAAAGGGCTTGGGTTAAAAAAGTTCGGGGCGACTTACGCTAACGTTGAGCTGCGCCCCAAACTGTGGGGTTCTAATTAGATACCGGCCGCAACGATACCACGTGCAGTGGCAGTTACAGCGTCAACTTCAGTCGGCACCATCACCGCATTGGCGAGCAGGGTACGACCGGAGCGTTCGAAGGCAACCTTGACAGCAGTCTCGAAGTCTGCAGAATCTGAGTTACCTTGCACAAAGCAAGAGTGATAGTTGCGGGTGTCACCGTTGATTTCGTAAGGCACAACCTCACGACGTACGATTTCACCTTCAATTACCATCCCTGGTGCTGCGTTCCAGAGGTAGTCCGGTACAGCTGACGAATCATCTTCGTCATAAAGGTACGGCACCTTGTAGCCAATGGCGCGTACAGTTTTGGCTGGAGCGAGGATCGGGTGGACCTCTCCAGTTCCTGGATTAACCCAGGTAGAAGTAGTGGCAGCAGTGCCAAGGGTGACGCGCTTGTAGTCGCGTCCATTCTTGTCCGAGCAAATTTCAGTAGCAAGGACTTCAACAAAGTTACTCATGTCTTGAGGTACTAAGGGTTTAAATTGAAAAAATATATCGAATTCTGATATGGCACGAAATAGTCTCGCTGGTAAGGGCCGCGTCTATAAGAAGCGCGGGATGACAAAAGCGTCAATTGAACGTAAGCGGAAATATGATGCGGAGTATCAGAAGAAACGATCGGCTGTAAAGAAGCGCGTTCAGGCTAACAGAGCTAACCGACGCGCTGGTACTTATGGCAATGGTGATGGCAAGGATGCCAGCCATAAGAAGAACGGGAAGATTGTAATGGAATCACAATCAAAGAACCGTGCTCGTAATGGTATGAAGAAGGGACGTAAGCCCTCTGCAAAGCGTAGAAATACGCGTAAAAAGTAAGGGGCCGGCATCCCTGCCAGCCCCCATCCTTTTCAATCTACTTTACCAAGTAGAGGTACCTATTATCGGGTGGTACCAGACCCGTAGATGTAAACTACTTCTACATCATGGGTACAATTGGTGACCCATCTGCTGTTGCTACTAGTAACCCTTAATACTTTCACGAGGTGAAGATACAAGGGAATAGTATAGCAACCAAGAAGCGTATAAGAAATTAGTATCGAGGGTCCACTGCTGTGTCCCAATCGATACCTCTTTTAAATACCTCCACTGGTTCAGTCATGGTATAGTCATGAACCGGGAGTCTGTTAGCCTTCATGTGTAGACGAGCTTCTCGTTGAGCTGCCCATCCTGTGTGGCTATAGAATGGAATGCGTGTCCCCTTCTCATTGTGAATGAGGACAACCTTCCATGTTTCTTTAGAAGCCCACTTGCCCGATGTCTTGGCATTGGCTCCCATCACTTATCATGTTTCTGCTCGTATAGCCGGTCGGCTTTGGACATGAAGTCCTCTTCCTCATTGCTGATAGACAGGTCATGATCTTCGACAACGACACTCACGGGAAAGCCTTCAAGCTTAGCGGCTAGTCCTCGACGTAAGTCTGAGGTCAGAGAGTCAATGTCGGTAGCTTCTATGTCGTCACACTGTAGCGTGACTGTGAAGTATACCTCACCACTATAGGTAGGGTACACATCATTATCGTTCGGATTGCTCATAGGTTATTTGAGTTACTTCTCCAGACATGTTGCGGTTGAATGCCACATCGACGCTGGGTGTACAGTACTTCTGACCGTAGCGAGTGTAGAAGTACAAGGTGTACTGATTTAATTCCATGCTATAAAATTATGATAAAGGGGCCAGGCACGAAGCCCAGCCCCAATATCGCCCTTAACCACTGTAGTTGTCGCCAAAGACAGCTTTCCAGTAGGCATTTTCTGCATACACGCGCTTGCGGTATGCGATGTAGGAAGACACGGAACCCACAGCAATACCAAGATCGAAACCTAAGTCAGCGATATGGTAGAGCACAGGAGATACCGTGCAAGCGTTAAGAAGGATGCCACCTAGGAAGAAACCTATGAGCATCCCATAGAGACTGCGCTCTCTCACTTGAGTAGAGTACAGTGCATCGCTGAGTGTCATAATCTCAGCGCGTACAGCTTCAGCCTCCTCCTTAGTCATAGGTGGTAGGAGGTTGTTGTAGTTCAGCTTGCTGATTGGCAGCCGGTGATCGGGAGTACGGAACTTAGTCATATGCTGCGCAAACTGGGTGTTGTGAATTGCCAAACATCGGATTGTACGCAGAGGTATGCGACGATGTTGAACAGGAAGAGAGAAGCACGGTACACAGCGCCACAATAAAGAGGACGTATACCAGCATAAGAGAAGAGGAAGTGTTCTTCATGGTAAAGGGGTTTTGGTAAAGGGTTAAAAGGTTTCGTCTAGGACTATGCCCATCGACAGGAGTTCTTGTTGAGTGAAGTCATAGACATTGCCTACAATCTTCTCGATGTATTGTCCCTCCTCAGCACACCACGTACGAGACGTGATGGTGCCCAGGAAGTCATAGGAGTACTTGGTCGCCATGGTATTGGATTGAAAAGTGAATCGCGGAATCATCTCATCTACCATATAGGAGAGAGAGAGAAGAGTATACTCCCACTCAAGCCTTGTAAGCCTGAATGAGAGTATACACGTAAGCCTTCTGTGAGATGTAGTCATTCATACAGTTAGTAGCACTGCATGCTTCCATCTCTGTACGAATCTCTTCGAGCTTGGTTAGTCGCTCAAGTTGAAAGGCACGTGACTTGACACACTCGGTAAGGTCACGATTGAAGTCAGCCTCACGAATGAAGGCGTCCTTGTCTGCAATGAGACATTGCTTAGTTGCAATGAGGTCATTTACGTAGTCTAATGTCCACATGGTAAGAATGGTTGGATGAATGAAAAGGATTATAGTCTGTAGTACTGAGGTTAGGTAGCCCCTTAATCTGATACGAAATAGCTACGCATGGACGCTGGTTAGCGCACACACGTAGCTTACAGTCCGTTTTGATGATAGTGTATCCAAGTAAGGCCCTAAGGCCCCACTCTTAGTCTCGCTTGAGTACGAGACCATAGAATACGTCGCCTTCTTTGGTGGTCCAAGGCTTGCCGGTTTCGCGGTCCGGCCATGGCACGACATCAAAGTGGTGACCCGCAGGTGCACTAACGTCAAATTGTTGGTCACGTTTGAACGTTGGGTAATCGTCACCGGCATCTTGGCACTCGACCCATGTCTTGGTGCCCTTGGGAAGAGCCACGCCAAGGTGTTTGGCAGTATAGGCGTCGTCTACAAAGAGCAGACGTTCCTCAAGAGAATCTGGGGTTCGTACAGTTGCGGTGAGACCAGTGTCGGTCTTGCGGATGGGAAAGAGGGTAATGTCCTTCACGGTGTATGAGATTAAGGGGTTACTTGTGAGGAACGAGCAAGTCCCGTTCCACACGCCACCGGGGTGTTGTCTTGTGGGGGTAACACCGGGGAGGTATAGTGGGGGTGGTAAGCAAACTCATACTTCCCTAACTTTGGGTATGTTTATAGACCCCCTGTACACGATGAAGTGTGTAGACAATTACTTGTTTACATTCTACCAGTGTCAAGGGGGTGGGGATGTTGTTATCATCCAAACGACCACGGGTGTCTATATATCCGGGGACATGTTACACGAGGACATGGATGATGCGACTTATGCCCTATTAGAGAACTGTAAGTCTGGCTAATCTGTTATGCTATTATGAGTAAGTACTACAAGGACGTGGAGACACGTAAGAAGATTGATGCCCTATTAGAGATGAATGCTTGTATTCAAGCTAATCTGGGTACTAAGAGTAAGTTTGACATGAAGAACCCGGTTGCCGCTGAGCAGATCTGGTATCAGTTCTTGGTTGAGATTAAGGCGCTGGACGATGAGTTTTATCAATGCATTGCGACCAGGGAGGAGAAGGATATGGTGACCAAGAAAATCTATAATAAGCGTAGGTTCAGGGAACAGCAAGCTGAGACTGTATAATTTTCCTATATTTCGAGGAAATTAAATGTCATGGAAATTGTCAAGCCCGGGATAGAGTATCGGCTGCACAACTTCAAGTCAGAAACTGAGTACCAAACGGTGCGCTTCACAGAGAAGACACCTACCGGGTTTAATCCAGGGACGACCAATGAGGAGGTGGTAAGCATGCTCATCGATCGTCTGTATGCTCTACAGAACAAGAACTTCTCAGTCGAGAATCAGTGTTGCATCATTTTACTTAAGCAAGTTCGTGTGCTGCTCAAGAAGCGCTTGAACCGTAAGATTGATCGCGTGAACAAATACCAGGAGAATGCAGCTGGAGATTCAAACAAGTAAGAAAAGTTTCGTACGCCATTACTTAGAGCTATTGAATGGTATCTTGAAGCTGACTCCGCGTGAGCTAGATGCCTTGCTGCATTTCTTAGAGTACGACCAAGAAGTGGCATGCAGTATGCAAGCACGTAAGCACGTAGCAGAGGTGATGAGCTTCAAGAGCGTGTCGGTGCTAAACAACTATGTGAAGAGTTTAAAGGACAAGCAGGTCATCTATAAGGATCGCAGTGGAGTGTATCGATACAACGACATTGTAAAACCTGACGGAACCCTTGAGTCTCTTACCTTCAAATTCATCGTCGCAGAAACCGCTGTTCAAGCTGGAGTATGAGATTCAAAGTCTCGATGTACTCTTTGCCTTTGAACTGCAAATGGCTGCTGAACTAGAAGGCCAGTCAGTAAACTACGAGACTCAGATTACTATAGGCCCCGAACACCCGACCATAACCTACTACGTATATGCCCCGCCCGAGTAAAGTAATGCACGAAATCATCCTTGAGATTGTTGAGGAAGACGGAGGCACGTATGATGAGGTGGCCGAGGTAGTAATGAGTCAGTTTGGATTTTTACGTAAGCACATGGAGAAGGGCGCCTTTAGTACCGTGCGCCTACCATATCTCGGCAAGTTCTATGTCAAACCTGGGCGATTGTCAAAACTGAACCATGCGGTTATTCAGAGAAGAAAACTTTAAGGTAGTAGTAGACGTAGAGCTGAAACTCATCCCTGAGTTTAAAGCGCTGCTCACACGTGACCGGACGAAGGATAAGAAAGAGGCGCTCAAGGAGTTTAGCTACATCTACTTTATCCACGACCATAAATCGCCCTACTACATTTATCCGGAAGACGAGCGGCGCTTACGCGTGTCCACAGATACAGGGTTGGGCAAAGACTATAAGCCCGATGACAAAGTCAAAGCAGCTATTGCAAAGTATTTGGAGCTGTCAAAAACTCCCACCCTTAAAAGTCTTGCATCTATTAGGGAGGGTCTTCTTACGAGCAGTCGGCTCATCGATACGCTACGTGAGCGCATTGATGCTGCTCTTGCTGATCCTGATTTGGAAGATATTGACCCTGTTACTCGTTCCGTTACACGCATGTTGGAGATTTCTGAAAAGCTCCCTAAGGCGATTGAGAACATTACCGTTCTTGAAGAGAAAGTCCGCAAGGAAGAGTCCAACGATACGCGTATTAAAGGTGGAGGTAAGAAAGGCCTCTTCGAAGATTGACGACAATGTTGACTAACACCCGTGAATTCAATAGAGCAGGCCGTCATTTTCTAGAACATGGCTTCTACTGCGGCGACCCAGAGGGGTCTGCAGCATACTTTGAGTTTTGGGCAGAGCAGTTACGCCGGTGTACTGAGGGGTACACGGTAGGAGATGTGTCCATCACTGGACACCATTACTTCTACTTGAATTACGTACAGATAAAGCTGACTGACAAGGGTAACAAGAAGATTTTGAGCTTCCCCAACTTCTGGGATGGGGACTATGAATACTTCTGGCTGCAGGAGATAGCCCGTAACGGGATCAAACCAGTAGACTATGAAAGGCTGAACCTTTCCACACACGTGGAAGAGGCTCATATGAATGGTGGGCGTCATATGATCGTAGGTAAGGCGCGTCGTAAGGGATTCTCTTATAAAAACGCTGCTCTTGTTACGAATACGTTCAATACGGAACGTAACAGCTACACCCTTTTATGCGCATTTGACAAGAAGTACTTGTACCCTAAAGGTATCATGGCAATGGTTACTGACAACATGAACTTCTTGAATGAGCATACCGGCTGGGCTAAAAGGCGCCAAGTTGTAGACAAGCAAAACCACCGCAGGGCCAGCTATTTAGAGTATATGTCGGGCCAGCAGGTGGAGAAGGGCTACAAGTCGGAAGTAGAGGCTATCACATTTAAAGACAACCCAGACGCTGCTCGTGGTAAAGATGCCTCCATCGTAATCTTCGAAGAGTGTGGCGCTTTTGACAATCTTAAAGCGTCATACCTGGCAACTAAGCCAACTGTAGAGGATGGAGGTATCACCACGGGGCAGATGATTCTATTTGGTACGGGTGGTGACATGGCTGGAGGTACTATCGACTTTGAGAGTATGTTCTATAACCCAGAAGCATACAACCTCCTACCTATTACCAATATCTGGGACGAAAGCAGCGACCATACCACTTGTGGGTACTTCTTCCCGGCATACAAAAACAAGATTGGGCATATGGACCACGATGGCAATAGCGATATTGCAGGTGCTCGCCAATCTGAGGAGGCTACACGAGAGCAAATCAAGCGTGACGCGAAAGATGCGGGGGTGCTTGATAAGCACATTACCGAGTACCCTTTTACTCCCAAAGAAGCTTTCCTACAGCACAGTAGCAACGTATTCCCTACGGCTGCGTTGATTGAGCACCGCAATGAGCTAGTTCGCAGCGGTATGTTTAAGAGTTTGGCTGTAGCAGGGCACCTTGTAGAGGGTAAAGAAGGCGTCAAATTGCGTCCAGACGACCGACTACGCCCTGTAATGAAGTTTCCGGTACAACGTGGGGACGATACTACCGGATGTCCAGTAGTTTATCAGTCACCCTACAAGCAAAATGGCGAGGTACCACGTGATTTGTACATCATCGTGCATGACCCTTACGCCCAGGATGGCTATGGCACGTCTCTAGGAGCCGCATACGTCATAAAACGTGTAAATACGCTTAGTCAGCCGGACGATATGATTGTTGCTTCCTATGTAGGACGTCCTGATACGCAGGATGAGTACAACTATAACCTATTTTTGCTAGCAAAGTATTATAATGCACGTATAGGTTTCGAGAATGACCGAGGTGAGATCATTCCTTATGCCAAGCGTCATAAACTAATGCAGTATCTGATGCCGGAGGTAGAAATCTTCGACAAAACAGACAACGTTCGGATACGCAAGCTGGGCCGTAGCTACGGTATGAGCATGGGTAGCAAAGAACGCAAAGGGCAAGCAGAAATTTACTTACGAGACTGGCTCAAGACACCGAGAGGTCGTGATGAGCAAGGTGAGCAAAAACTCAACTTGCATTTCATTTACGATATAGCACTTATCGATGAGCTAGTAAAGTACAACAGGCGCGGAAACTTTGACCGGGTATCCGCCTTGCTGGTAGGCATGTTCCATCTGAAGGATCTGCATACAAAAGAAGTTCAGTTAGTAGAGCAACAGAGCGAAAACACTTTTTTTGATCGAGCCTTCTTCTCATAAAACGCATACGGATGTTTCAAATCCCTAAACAAAAAATTGCTAGGTCTCGCAAGACTAAAGACTGGGCTAAAGAGTGCATTCGTGCATTCATCAACCGCAGCAGCTTTAGTACGAGCACCAAGCACACGTTGCAGACGTACTACGAAGCCTATAACGGTAATATCCGTGAGGCAGACTACAACTATGTTACCAATCCTTACAACAGTGAGGCTTGGGCAAAGAAGAACTTCCCTGCACGTCTGAGGAACTATAACATCATCAAGCCGGTAGTTGACCTGCTCTTAGGTGAGAAAGCTAAGCGTCCCATGGCTTATCAGGTGGTTGTACGCAATGCGGATATCGAATCACGCTTTGACAAGTACCGCCAGCAGCAGTTTAAGGAGTACTTAGAGCAAGTCTTTATCAATGAGGCGAACGCACAGGGTATGGAAACGGGGCAGGAGTCCCAAGAGATGCCTGTTGCTGAGGAGTACATGGAGCAGGTACTCAGTAACTACCGCGATTCTCGTGCCATCATAGGTCAAGAGGTATTGAACTACCTATTCGACTGGCTGAACTTTGAAGATAAGAGCCAGCGTTTGTTCTTTGACTGGCTTATTGCCGGTGAGTGCTATACGTACAAGGACGTATGTATGAACGACGTTGAGTATGATGTCGTGTCGCCTTTGGATATTGACTATGAGAAAGGACCAGATGTAGAGTTCATTGAAGACGCTGATTGGGTCGTCCGCCGCCAAATCATGTCGGTAAACCAAGTTGTAGACCGCTTCTATGATGTGTTGAGCAGCAAAGACATTGACCGACTCGAAGCTCCGCATGGTAAATACCGAGATAGCAGCTACGGAGGTGTGCAGAGTATGTTCATCAACAAGCCAGAGGACGATGAGTCCGACCGTATGGTGGAGGTATTGCACGTTTGCTGGAAGTCCTTTAGCCGTGTAGGTATTCTCAAGTTCACTGATGAGTTAGGGCAGGAGCAGGAGATGGTAGTTGACGAGTCCTACAAAAAAGAGGAGGGCGAGGATATTACCTACTACTGGGTGAACGAGGTATGGGAAGGATACCAGATCGATAAAGACATCTATGTATCTCACCAACCGCATCCGGTGCAGCGCAATGAAATGAATAACATTTCTGTCTGCAAGCTGCCATACAACGGTCGTGTGTACAGCAATCGACACAGCGACAACATCAGTGTGTGTAGCATGGGCTTGGCGTATCAGGTGCTTTACAACGTATTCCACTACCGACTGGAGCTGTCTATTGCTAAGAACAAGGACAAGATTATGCTGATGGAGATGAACACCATCCCCAAACGCCATGGGTGGGATGAGGAGAAGTTCATGTACTACGCAGATGCTATGGGTTTTGCCTTTATTGACTCTACAGCAGAGGGCAAGAACAACGAGCGCGTGACATTCAACCAGTATCAGGTACTGGATATGTCCTTAGGTCAGTATATCGCTGCACAGTTCCAGCTTTTGCAGGCTATCAAGACGGAGTGGGAGGAGATGATTGGTATTAGCCGGCAGCGAAAGGGTCAGGTGAAAACCTCTGATGGTGTGGGCACCACTGAGCGTGCCATTTTCCAGTCTTCTGTCATTAGCGAGGAGCTGTTCCGCCGGTTTGAGAACTTCATTGAGCGCGAATACTTGGGCTTGCTAGATACAAGCAAGATTGCGTGGCGTGAAGGCAAGAAGATGACTTATGTGACAAGCGATTTGCGTACAGCTATGATCAACATTGACCCTGAGGAGTATCAAGAAGCGGAGTACGGTGTCTTTGTCAAGAACAATAGCCGCGAGCAAGACAAGCTCCAACAGCTCAAAGGTCTTGCACAGGCATTTGCGCAGAACGGACAACAGCCCGGTACGATTGCAGAAATCCTCGATACTAACAACTTCAGCAAAATCAAGACACTCTTGGCAGAGGTTGATAGCAAGCAGCAGGAAATGCAGCAGCAACAACAGCAGATGCAGCAACAACAGCAGCAGGCACAGATGCAAGCCCAACAACAGATGCAAGCTGAGAAGCAGCAGTTTGAGGCTGATCAAAATGAGCGCGATAGAGCTGTTAAGGTAGAGTTGAAGAAGATGGACCTTGCTGCTAAGATGACTACTGATGCCGATGGTAACGGGCGTAAGGATGAAATTGACAAGGCAAGGCTGGAGGTGGAGCGTCAAAAAGTAGACCTCCAAAGGCAAAAAGGTTGATATTAGTAAAATAAACGTTTCTCATAGGAAATCCGTCATATAATTCGGTATATCAAATACTTTTGTAGCAATGGCAGAAGAAAAATCACTCGATTTAAGTCAGGTAAGCGTAGCAAACCTGCTTAATGACCAAGCCCCAGCGAGTATCCCTACTCCCGAGGCGGCAGTTGAAGAAGAGGCGCCTGTAGAAGAAGTTGCAGAGCCTGAAGTTGAACAACAAGAAGAGGTAGAAGAACCAGCAGCTGAGGAAGTTGCTGATGAGCCTGCCGCTGAACCAGAAGCAGAAACCTCAGACGAACCGGAAGCGGGGGAAGAGGAAGAAGCGAGCATTATTGACACTCTGCGCCAGAAAATGGGCTATGATGTCCAAGGCGAGTTTGGTGAAGACTACGACGGTGTTGTAGGATTTACTCAAGCAGTAGCTCAGGAGATTGCTAAAGAGCAGCTTGATGCAGTGTTCTCACAGTTCCCAGACGTAGAGCAGTACTTGCAGTACCGCTATAACGGTGGGGATTCTAAGAAATACTTTGAGGCTACCAATCCAAACGTGGATTTTGGAGCCATTGAGCTGAGTGATGAAGATGTCTCTATGCAGCGTATGGTAGTCCAGGAGTTCTTGCAACGTCAGGGCTATACCGCTGAAGAGATTTCTGAAACGGTTCAAGAGTATGTGGATGCCGGTATTCTTATGGGTCAGGCTAACCGCAGCTTAGGAAAGCTCAAAGCAGCTCAGGAGCGTGAAGCGAAGGAGTTGGTAGAGCAACAGCGAAAGCAGGCTGAGGAAAATCAACGGCAAGTCCAGCAACAATGGGCAAGCATTCGTGACACGATTGACCAAGGCGTAGTACGGGGATTCCAAATCCCTACAGCGGATCGCAATAAGTTCTTCTCATGGATGAGCGATGCCGTAGATAATCAAGGACGCACTCAACGTTTGATTGAGCGTGAAAGCATGGACTTGGAAACTCAAGTCGCAATGGAATACTTGCTTTGGAAGAAATTCGACCTCAACAAGCTTGTGTCCAACACACAGAATACCAAGAAAGCAAAGAATTTAAAGGAAAAGCTGCAGCAGCGTAAGCCATCCAATCAGCGTATGAAGGGAGGGCAGACCGCATACAAGGCACCAAAGAAACTTCCCTCATTGAAAGATCTTTTATAACCCTTAATTCTAAACTTTAGACCATGTCTGCTGACAACATTAAGAAGCTACGTCTTTACGAAGACACCTTCAACTCGTCTGCTATGACTGATGAGAACAGCCTCGCCGCTGCGCTCCTCACTCAACCGGACGTTCTCTCCCCTGTTATCACCCACCTCGCTGGACAAGAGGACAAGCGTTTCCCGCTTTCTTACTTGACTGAGGGTATGGGTGCAACTAAGTACATCAACGACATTGAGTACGATTACCCAGTGATGGGCCGTATGAACAAGGCGTTGGAGTGCAAGGCTCAATCCGGTACTGGAGCGAACCACACCCGAATTAAACTGACCTTTAATGAGCGTTGGTTCGTGCGCCAGTACATCATCGAAGCTCCAGACGGAACTCAGCTCCGTATTATGGACGACCCCACTCCTGTGGCGGACGGCTATGAGTACAGCTGTCAGTTGGTTGCTGCTGATGGTGCCGGTGTTAACGGTTCTGCTTTCACAAACAAGCTGTTCGTTCAGTTGTACGCACCTGCTGCAATGAGCGGATCACGCGGAAACGAGAGCCACTGGGTTGCTCCTTCCAAGATGCGTAACCAAATCAGCTTGATTCGTAAGTCTTACGCATACGAGGGTAACATGCCTGACCGTGTGGTGAACTTCGAGTTCAATGTTGGTGGCCGCTCTACTAACCTCTGGTATGACTTCGAGGAGTACCAGCACATGCTCCGTTGGAAGGAAGAAACCGAATACGCACTGTGGTACTCTCAGTACAACCGTGACTCTAACGGTATCATCCACTTGAAGGACGATAACGGTAAGCCGATTACTCTCGGTTCTGGTGTCCTCGAGCAGATTCCTAACGTGGATACTTACTCTGAGTTGACCGCGTCTAAGATTAAGTCTGTTGTCCGTGACGCTTTGTATGGCGCTACCGATGCTCAGCAGATGAACATCACTCTCTTCACCGGTATCGGTGGTATGGAAGAGTTTGACAACGCGATGAAGAACGAGATTCAGGCCGGTACGTACATCAAGAACACTGATCCTTCTAGCTTCATTGGTGGAAGCGGGTCTAACTTGATGCTCGGCGGTTACTTCACGTCTTACCAGCACATCGATGGTCACGTAATCACTGTTCGCCACTTGCCTCTGTTTGACCACGGAGCACGTGCCTTGAACAGCGACCGTCACCCGGTTACTGGTTTGCCGCTTGAGTCTTACCGTATGGTCTTCCTCGATATGAGCACCTACGATGGTGAGCGTAATGTCCAGTACATCTCCCGTAAGGGCCGTGAGTTGGTCCGTTGGGCTGTGGCTGGTGCATCTGTGCCTCCTGGCTTCGGTGGAAACGCTCTCCGTGCGACTGACGTTGATGGCTCTGCTGTCCACTTCATGAAGGAGTGTGGTGTGGCTATTCGCCGCGCAACCAATTGCTTGCACCTCGAGTGCACTAAGAGCTAATCTTAGCGTCTGATTCGGAAGGGGGAGGGAATGGTCCTCCCCCTTTCTTTTACTAGAAACTCATTAGATACAATAGATATGTCTTCACACTTAGTTACCATCAACCGTCGTCCGAATAACACAAACTTGCCGGACGAGGTATACGCCGATTCCAAGCGTAAAATTGGATCAGTCTTTACAGCCGCCGGTGACATTGTCCGGGGCTTGACCTTCGCTGAACAAAAACAATACTTGCCTGAGGTCATTGGCATGTCGCCAACTGACCAAGGTTTTGGCCGTGCCTGCAAGGAGTACTACCTCAATCTTACTGTCGAGGTGCCTGCTGCCGGTTTGGACCTAGAGGTAGGCTTGGACGAAGAGGGACATCCTCTGTCTGTGCTTGACTACATCAAGTACAAGTTTATTATGGCCCACCCTCACGTTGCAAAAGATGAGGAGGAGTTGAGCGGCAGCAAGAAGGTTCGTTACTATATTTCAGATGCTCGTAAGGAATTGGCTGAGGCTTCTGCTGGCTTGACAGTTCGCAAGGATGCGTTCAAAGAGTTTATGAAGCTCACTGCAAACGAAGACCGGATGAATATGGTCTTGCATGTGTACGGCTATAACCCGGGCAAGCTTACTGTCGATGAGAAGGAACTCCAATTGGAAGAACTCCAAGAGGACAATCCAGAGTACTTTATCGATATTTGCACTGATAAGAACTTAGAGATTACCGCCTTGATTAATCAGGCACTTTCTCTTGAGGCCCTTCGTCGAGTTGGCAACAGCATTTTAGATGGTGATATCACCTTAGGAGACTCGATGGAAGAAGCCGTCCTCTTCCTGAAAGACAAGAAAAACTCTAACGTTTTGACGGCCATTAAAGCCAAGCTAAAGGCTTTCGCATGATATGACTGTTCAGGAGATGCACTATGCAGTAGACCAGGGGCTACAGAAAGTAGCCTCCTCGGTGTACGATTACTTTATCCCAGAGGAGATTGACTTTTGGTTGAATCGCGCTCAGGAAAGGTTTATCAAGCAGCGTCTCTATCGACAGACAGATCCTAAGAAACTAGGATTTGAGGGTAATGTCAAGCGCATGGATGATTTGCGGTTGCTCATTACCGTTGACTATACAGATGGTGTCACGCCGGATGCTACGGTAGACTTCATCAACTTTGATTTACCGATCGACTATATGTTCCTCGTCAATGCTCGCGTGACTTTTCATGTGAATCATTGCGGGGAACAAGTCGATACGGACGACCCGGAGACTACACGGGACTTGCGCATTGTAGAGCAAGACAAGCTTTACCAGCACCAGCAAAATCCTTTTGCTAAAACCAAGCCTGAATTTCCGTTGGGGGCAGTGTATGATGATGAAGTTCGTGTCTTCCAGGACAACGAAAAGTTTATATTAAAAACACTGCACCTCGATTACTTGCGTCAACCGGTTGACATTACCCTGTCAACTAGCGTAGATTGCGAGCTAGCAGAGCATACGCACCACGAGATTGTTGATCTAGCGGTGAAAAGCATCATCGAGGCCATTGAGTCGCCACGATACCAGACGACTTCTATTGAACAACAACAATCCGAATAATGAGTTTACTCGATACTACCCTTGTGGTACGTGGGGACGTAGCAGCC